CGTGGGCCTGCTGGTTCTCTGGTTCCTGATTTGAGGCGTGCTGGTGTTCGTGTTGTTGAGTTGCCGCCGACTGAGGTGCAGCATGCGTGCGCATCGTTTTTTGATGATCTCGCTGATGGTCGTTTGAGTATTCGTCGCCATGCGGGGTTGGATGTGGCAACATTGGCAGCGACTAGGCAAACTGTCGGTGATTCGTGGCGTTGGGCGCGTCGTGATGGTTCCGACATCACACCTTTGATGGCGGTAACGTTGGCTACATGGTCGGCGACTCGCCGTCAGAATGTGGCACCGTTGCCTCGTATTGTTGACCCGTGGAGTACAGAGTATGCGTGAGATGTTGACAACTGCGATGGAGATTTGTGGTGGCGTTTTGATTTGTGTGGGTATTGGTTTGGTGTTTGTTCCTGCTGGCATCGTTGTTGCTGGTGTTGGTTTGATTTTGACTGGATGGCTGGTTTCTAGATGAGCATTTTTTCGAGGCGTGAACGACGCGAGTTTCTCCCATTGCAGAACAGCGGTTTCGGTACCGTCACGAATTGGTCTGGTGAACCTGTTAATGAGTCAACTGCGTTGCAGGTCTCGGCGGTGATGGCGTGTGTTGGTTTGATTGCTGACAGTGTTGCGTCACTACCGTTGCGTTCTACTCGTCGAATCGGTGACCGCAATATCCCGATGGATGTGCCAGCGTTGTTTCTTGATCCGTCGTCAACTGTGACGGCATACGAGTTGATCCATCAGACGATCACCAGTTTGGCGTTGCATGGGAATTCGTACATTTATGTTGACCGCAGTGCGAACGGCACGCCGATTGCGTTGACGCCGTTGTCGCCGACGAATGTGAATGTTGTGTCGTTGAATATGCAGACCCGCAACTACACCGTCGGCGGTGAGCCTGTTCCGGCTGAGAACATGTTGCATATTCGCTGGTGGGCACCACCGCAGGCGGTGGTCGGTTTGTCTCCTATTGAGGAACAGAAAACGACGATCGGTTTGGCGTTGGCTATGGAACGCCACATGGCACAGTTCTATGCCGACGGCGGTACGCCGTCGAGTGTTATTGAAACCGATAACGAGATGACAGCGCAGCAGGCGAAGGTTCTGCGTGAGACCTGGTTCGACCAGCACAACCGTCGCCGCCGACCTGCTGTTCTCACTGGTGGCATGAAGTGGCGACCAGTCACGGCGAGTGCTGCCGATATGGAGTTGAATGCGTCTCGTGAGCAGCAGGTGTTGCAGATCGCACGCATTTTCCGTGTGCCATCATACTTGATCGGCGCTAAGGGCGACTCACAAACATACGCGAACGCTGAGATGGCGGGTCAGCATTTTGTGACTTATACGTTGATGCCGTGGTTGCGTCGTCTTGAGGATGCGTTCTCTAGTTTGTTAGCGCCACCAGATTTTGTGCGTTTTGATGTTGATGCGTTCCTGCGTGCTGACACTCTCAGCCGTTTGAAGGCGTATCAGTTGGCCGTCGCGACTGGTATTCGTACACCGAACGAATGTCGTGCCAGTGAGGATCTTGAACCGTATGAAGGCGGCGACGAATTTGTGATGGCGTTGCCTGGTGCACCGATGGCTGGTCCTGGTGAAACACCGCCGCCGATGGGTGTTGACGCGGAGCCGCCGAAGTAATGCCGTGGCATATTGAGAACAACAATGCTGACTGCGATGGATACGCCGTGGTCAAAGATGGTGGTGATGTTGTTGGATGCCACAAAACGAGGTCAGCGGCATTGCGTCAGTTAGCAGCGTTGAATATCGCTATGCCTGAATACAGTGAACAGTCGCGTGATATTCGTGCTGATTCTTATACACCGACATCGGCGATGCGTGATGAGGCGCAGCAGGGTTTGGATTGGCGTCAGGAGTTTGGGCGTGGTGGCACGGCGGTCGGTGTTGCTCGTGCGAGGGACATCATCAATGGTGATCTGTCGTTCGACACTGTGAAACGGATGTCATCGTATTTTGCGCGTCATCTGGTTGATAAGGATGCCGAAGGTTTCCGTGCCGGCGAGGAAGGTTTCCCGTCTGCGGGCCGTGTCGCGTGGGCGTTGTGGGGTGGCGATGCGGGGCGCGCATGGTCGTTGGCAATTATTTCTGAAAGCAAAACATCCGAAAAGGAAACAAACAATATGGACCTCAACGAATTAGAAACCCGTGATGGTGAATTAGGCGATCTCGGTTTCACACCACGTCAGGTGATGCAGTACGAGAACGACGAAAAAGTCGTGGAACTGTTCGGCTCGTACACACAGGATTCGAGTGCTGACGGTGCGCACTATATGGCTGAGTCGCCGTTCGCTGCTGAAGGTTTGGTGTGCAGCTCGTGCGTTTTCTATGATGGCGCACGCGCCTGTGAAATCGTTGAGGGTGACATCGCACCGGAAGGTATCTGCAAGAAGTGGATTATTCCCGACCGACTTATCGTTGGTGATACCGTTGAAACTGAAATGGAAATGAACGGGACATCTGAACCTGCTGTCAGGTATGGCGCGCTAGAAATTCAGCATCGTAAGGTGCAAGGTCGTGACGTTGAATTTCGTACTGTTTCGTTCGGGAATATTGAGGTGCGGTCCGATGTGGAAGGGCAGCCGATGCGGTTCCGTGGATATGCGGCCGTGTTCAACTCCCCGTCAGAACCGTTGCCGTTCACCGAAACGATCCGCCCTGGCGCATTCAAACGGTCACTGAACGCAGGTCGTGAAGTTCGCATGTTTGTCAATCACAACACTGATCTCGTTCTCGGTTCAACCCGATCTGGCACCATCACTGTCACTGAGGACAGTCGCGGCTTACTCGTCGAGGGTGAACTACCAGACACCACATATGCTCGTGATCTGTCAGCGTTGATGCAACGCGGTGATGTGCACGGCATGTCGTTCGGTTTCAGTGTTCCTCGTGGAGGTGACATCTGGTCAGAGAATGGTGCACAACGCGCACTCACTGAAGTTATTCTGCATGAGGTTTCTGTTGTGACTGGTTTCCCCGCATACCCTGAAACATCTGGTGCGACTGTCAGAAACATAGAAACCGAAACACATATTGACGAAACATCTGTGGTCACTGTGCCCGTTTCGGTGGCTCGTCGAATGAATGATCTTTACGCCAAAAAAGCGTGAACACCTCAGATCGGAACATCAAGACCGGACCAGCATGACTGGCACCACCTCAGAATGTCACCACCTGAACCCCCCAAAACATCAACCCCCCAAACAGAAATGGAACAAAAACCATGAGCGAATACATCGCAAATTTATCTGAAGAGCGGGCTAAGGCATGGGAACAGGCCAAAGCACTTCTCGATGTGGCAGTCGCTGAAAAGCGTGATCTGTCCGCTGAGGAAAACCAAACGTTCGACCGGATCAACGCAGACCTCGACATCAAAGATGCTCGAATCAAGTCAATCCTTGACGCCGAAACTCGTGACCGTGACATTCAAGAATCACGCGCACGCCTCGGCGTTCCCGCAAACCTCGGTGGCGCTGCCGCTGAAGTTGACCAGGATGATGTGACGGTTCGCCGTCTGTTGGCTGGTGAACAGCGCACCGCAAAGTTTGAAAAGCGTGCCATCACTAAGTCAAGCGCCACAATGGTTCCGTCGTCAGTGTACGACCGCATCGTTGAGCATTTGGTTCAGGCGAACGTTGTTCGCCAGTACGCAACCGTGTTGACCACCGCTAGTGGTGAAGCCTTGTCGATTCCGAAGTCAACCGCATTCAGTACCGCCAGCATTGTTGGCGAGGCTGCACAAGCGAGCGCATCGGACCCGACTCTCGGCACCGCAACGTTGAACGCATACAAGTATGTCGTGCTCGTTCAAATGTCCAACGAACTCGCACAAGACGCCACCGTCGATGTTGCTGGTTTCTTGGCACGCCAGGCAGGTTTGGCCATCGGTGTCGCAACTCGCGGTCACATGACCACGGGCGACGGTTCGAGCAAGCCTTACGGTATCGTCACCAACGCCACCACTGGTGTCACTGGTGCCGCAGCCGTTTCGGGTGCGTTCACCGCCGACAACCTCATTGACCTGAACTACTCGGTGTCAAGCACCTACAAGGCGCAACCAGGCGTGGCATGGATGATGAACTCATCGTCAATGGCCGCCGCACGCAAATTGAAGGACACCACCAACCAGTACCTGTTCGCACCAGGTCTGAACGGTGTTGCTGACACGTTGCTCGGTTTCCCCGTTCACATCAACGACTCAATGGCCTCCACCGCGGTCGCCGCTAAGTCAGTCCTATTCGGTCACTTGCCGTCGTACTTCATTCGTGAAGTCAACGGCATTGAAGTTGCCGTGTCTGACGACTTCGCGTTCGACTACTCGGTGCGCACGTTCCGTGTGAGCCTCCGCACTGACGGTGTTCTGGTCGATCAGACCGGTGCCGTTAAGTGTTTCGTCGGTGGCGCTGTCTCCTGATAGCCCTGCCATGTTGGTCACCGTCACCGTGTCTTTGATGCGGTGACGGTGAACCACCACCCATATCCGAACATTTTTTGTAAAGGTCGCAGCATGAAAATCAGAATGCTTATCGCAATATCAGGAACCATTGATGGGCAAGAATGGCCCGCTATTGGTGGCACCATTGAGGTCGCCGACCATGTTGGCGCAGACATGATTCTCAACAGGTTCGCTGAAGTTGACGGGACAGTCGAAACTGCTGCTGTGAACCCTGTGAAAGAAACTGCCGCTAAACCAGCCGCGAAAACTCGCAAGGCATAAATCGTGCCGATCACGACTGCACAAATAGAAGTCGGCACGACGCGTGTTCTGTTACATCAAACAGACGCCGACGGGTGCACGATCTCACTTCATATGAGTGCGGGTTCAGGTCAACATATCCACATCGGTGATGCGACCGTGACGATAGAAAATGGTTTAGAAATTGATGCGCATCAAATAGTTCAATTTACCCTGCCACCCACGTCAGCACTTTACGGTGTGAAAGACAGTGGGACAGCAGAGGTTTCAATCATGGCGGTGAACTGATGGCTATCACGAACGGGTACTGCACTCTCAGCGATTTGAAATCTGCTGCACGGATCGCCGACAATGTTGACGACGCACTCCTAGAACGAGCAGTCGAAGCAGCCTCACGGCGCATTGATGGCGAATGTTCACGCCGTTTCTATGTTGACGGGGCAGTCAGCGCCCGCACATATGCGGCGAACCGTAACGCTTTTCTGTTCGTTGACGACATCTCAACCACCACAGGTTTGGTTGTCAAAGTTGATGACCAGATGTCAGGATCGTTCAGCACCACCCTCACGGTCGGTGTTGACTATCAGACAGAACCCTCGAATGCTGTCGCGCAGGGCGAACCGATCACCTTGTTGCGTGCACTGGACACTGGTTTTCCTGTCGCCGAAAACGGTCGCACCCTCATTGAAGTGACCGCCAAATGGGGATGGCCGTCAGTGCCTCACGCGATCCGTGAGGCAACCGTACTGCTGGCGTCACGCCAGTTCAAACGCCTTGACTCCCCGTTGGGTGTCGCAGGTTTCGGCGACCTCGGCGCCATTGTTGTGCGTCGCATTGATCCTGATGTTGCTGCGATGGTGGCACCGTACAAAACTTTTGTGGTGGCCTGATGCCGGCATCAATCTCTAGCCTGAGGGAAGGGCTGGCAGCGAACCTGTCAACGATCAACGGTTTGCGGGTCTATACAGTCTTGACTGATAATCCGCAGTTCCCCGCCGCGTTGATCTCGTTGGATCGGATTGAGTTTGACTCGACGATGGCGAGAGGTTGCGACAGCATCGAGTTCACGGTCACGCTCGTTGTTGCACGAGCCGATGATCGTAGTGCTCAAAACAAACTTGAAACCTATTTGGCAGGCACAGGTGTCACATCCGTCAAAACTGCTGTCGAGAGTGATGTCACATTGGGTGGTGCTGCTTTTGATGCACGCGTCACCGCAGCTGAACAGATTGGTACAGTGAACTCACCTGATGGCTCAACCTACCTATTCGTAGATTTCGCTGTCACAGTCACCGCATAAAGGAACGACCAGATGCCTTTCATTTCCTCAAACCAAACCAGAGTCATCTACGGGACCAACGCGCTAGCGGCGATCCTGCGCACCGTCTCACCGTCGGTGAACTTTGACATGCTCGAAACGACGACGCTGGCCGACACTTCAAAAACATTTCAGCCAGGGTTAGAGGATATCGCTCTCAACCTTGACGGACTGTTTGACAACACCACCGGTGCGGGTACCGCATTCACGAACATCATCGCTGGAATCACAGGCGAGTCAACGGTGGCGACATCGGTGGCACCTAGCGGTTTCGCAGTGACGAACCCTGTGTGGTTGATGGGCGCCAAAACGATCTCATATGAGGTCTCCAGCGCGGTTGCCGATCTGGTCTCTTTCAGCATGGCGTTCGGTTCAGGTTCGGCACCAGGTTTGGGTGTCAGTCTCGCCGACCTCGCCGCCATCACCGCCACAGGCAACGGCACCAGTGTCGATAACGCTGTCGGCACAACCAATGGTGGAATCGCTAACCTGCACATCACCGCAGTCAGTGGCACCTCCCCGACGCTCGCCGTAGTGATTCAACATTCAACGAACAACAGCACTTGGTCAACACTTGCGACGTTCACCACGGCGACAGCAGCCACCAGTCAGTCAGTCTCGTTCACGGGTACAGTCAACCGTTATGTGCGCGCGTCATATACTGCGGGTGGCACCACCCCATCATTCACTAGCCAGGTCAGCCTGGCCCGTAACTAAGGAAAGAACATCATGGCATTTGTAGCCGCTAGATCATCATCGTTCAAACTCGACAACGCCGCAGGAACACTCACCGACATTTCGGCATATGTGGACTCTGTGAGCGGTATCGCCAACACAACCGACATGGCCGAAACCACCACATTCGGTTCAACCTCCAAAACATTCCAGGGCACCCTGCGCAATGGTGACTCGATCAGCGTTTCGGGTAAATGGGATTCGACACTGAACACTCAGATCACTGCGCTGCTCGGTTTGTCAACCTCGTCAACTTTTGACTACTCGCCCGCCGGCACCACCGCTGGTTTGCCGAAGGTCACTGGCGAATGTTTCGTGTCGTCGTATGAGGTTTCCAGTTCGGTCGCCGACCTGGTGACGTTCTCGTTGTCGTTGCAGATCACTGGCGCTGTCACGTGGGGCACGAACTAATATGCTGACATGGCAGTTGTCAGTAACAAAAGTTGACGGAACCTCACACACTTACCGAATCGGCGCACCACATATTGTGGCGTTTGAGCGCGAGTTTGGTATGGGTTTGGGGCGTGCGTTCTCTGAGGATCAGAAAATGGAACACATTCTCTGGTTGGCATGGACCGCCGACAAACGGCAGAATCAGACATCACAAACATTTGACGACTATTTAGACACGGTCGCAGATGTTGATCTTGATGCCAATGTAAACCCTACCGTCGGGACTCCCTGACCTATTTGGTGGCACAGGTCGCGGTCGAGACAGGGATCGCACCACAGGCGCTTTTAGATGCCCCTGAGGGGATATTTGAGGCGATGGTGGATGTGTTGCAAACGAAAGCGGATGAGTCCCGCAAACAGAACAGAAGGTGAGTCATGGCCGTTGTGCGCAGTGTTGACAGTGTGAATGTCACTGGTCTCGCTGAGTTACGCCGTGAAATCAAAAAAGCGCAGCAGGCTGGCGGTCCTGACGGCACGCAACAACTGAAGGATCTGAACTATCAGGTGTCTGAGTTTGTGATTGGTAAAGCAAAAACGGCTGCGGGCAGTGTTTCGTCTATGGCGAGCAAGGCGGCGCAGTCGATGGATGCGTCAAGGTCTGGTGTCGCTGCCAGGGTGAACGCTGGCGGTGCTAAGTATCCGTATTTTGGTGGTGCCGAATTCGGTGCACATCGGAACCGTAAACGGTTGATCAAAAACACTGGCGGGCGTTCAACGATTGTGCGCAAAAATGAGTCGGCGTCGAAGGTCATCAAAAAGGTTGAGTCACAAACTCTGGCATATGACCGCTATGGCGCTAGTAGCACGGTGCGCAAACGTGCCCGAAAAGACTATGGTGCAACAGCGGTGAAAGTGACTGGTGTCCGGATTGGTTGGAACCAGTTCAAAGATTGGCGAGGCAACAAAAGTGGTGCGGGTTACTTCCTGTTTCCTACAGTACGACGCAACATTGATGAGATAATAGACATCTACGGTGACGGAATGCAGGACATCCTGCGCGACGTTTTCCCTGACTAGGAGTAAAAAATGGCGGGCACCCGCAAACTCAGCATCGAGATTCTAGGAAACGCCAAAGGTGCTCTCGGCGCGCTCGACGACGTAGGCAGTAAGGCAGGCGACCTCGGCGGCAAACTTGTTGACTTCGGAAAAAAAGCGGCACTCGGTATCGCAGCTGCGACCGCTGGCGCTGCCGTCATCGCCAAAGGTCTCATCGACAGCGCCTCTGATCTAGAGGAGGTTTCAGCCAAAACCTCAGTCATCTTTGGTGACGCCAACGATGAGGTCACCAAATTTGCTGAAGGTGCCGCCAAAACTCTCGGCCAGTCAAAAACGGCAGCACTGACCGCCGCCTCGACATTTGGTGTGTTCGGTAAAGCGGCAGGACTAACAGGCAAAGATCTCGGCACATTCTCCACCGACCTTGTGTCGTTGGCGTCAGACATGGCGTCGTTTGCTAATACGTCTCCGGAGGAGGCTGCTGAGGCGTTGGGTGCGGCGTTGCGTGGCGAGGCGGAACCTATCCGCAAATACGGTGTCATGCTTGATGATGCGGCATTGAAAGCCGAAGCACTAGCAATGGGCATCTATGACGGCAAAGGTCCTCTCACGACGCAGCAGAAGGTGTTGGCGGCGCAGGCGGCGATATTCAAGCAGACCAGTGACGCACAGGGCGACTTTGCTCGCACATCTGACGGTGTGGCAAACCAACAGCGCATTCTGGCCGCAGAGTTTGAGAATGTGAAAGCAAAACTAGGCACCGCCCTTATTCCTGCGTTCTCGGCGGTGTTGGGTTTCATCACGAACAAAGTGATACCGATTTTTTCAAGCCTGGCGAGCATCATCGAGAAGGATGGTCTGTCTGGTGTCATTGAGAAGGTGAAGGAAAAACTGCCTGAACTGCGTGACGCGTTCATCAAATATGCGACAGTCGCATGGGAGTGGATCAAAGACGCGGTGCCGCCAGCGTTGAAAGCACTAGCAGATTTTGCTTATGACGTCGGCCAATGGTTACTCAATACAGGTCTGCCGTGGGTGGCAGAGAAACTCGGTGAAGGTGCCAATGCGTTGTGGGACTGGATAAAGGAAGCAGCACCGCCAGCCCTGGAACGCCTCGGCGAGTTGATCGGTGACCTGGCGAACTGGTTGCTTGATGAAGGTCTGCCAATGTTGGTTGACAAACTCATTGAACTCGGCGACGCGTTTGTTGAGTGGATCAAACCCAACATCGTGCCCATGCTTGAAAAACTTGGTGACCTGTTGCTGGCCATTGTTGATTGGATAGTCACTGAGGCAGTGCCAAAACTTGGTGAACAAGCAGTCAAACTCGGTGGCGCTTTGCTTGAATGGGTAGCAGACATGCTGCCAGAAGCCGTTGAAGGTCTCGGCAAATTTGTTCTTGATCTTGTCAAAAAAATACCTGGTCTATTCGTTGACTTAGTGACAGCGATGGCGGATCTCGGTGCTGATCTAGGTGGCAAACTCCTCGGCGCACTTGTTGACGCTTTGAAGGGCCTCGGTGAAAAAGGTTTAACGGTCGGTAAGTCGTTTGCGAACGGGATCATTCGTTTCATAAACAACAACGTCATCAAGAAAATAAACGATCTGCTCGACTTCACCATTTCTGTTGGTCCTGTTTCATACCGTGTGAACCCACCAGACATTCCAGGCATACCAGAACTAGCCTCCGGAGGTATCGCCACGGGTCCGACCCTCGCCCTCATAGGCGAATCCGGACCTGAGGCCGTGATCCCGTTGTCACGCGGCGCACAGTACGGCGTCGGTACCGGTGGCGGTGGCAACACGATCACTGTCAATGTGAACGGTGGCGACCCGAACAGCATCGTCAGGGCGTTGCAGCAGTATGTGCGTCAGTCGGGACCAGTCCCCGTTAACACGCGAGCCATGTGATGCCGACAACACCCTGGCAGTTCCTCCTGAACGGATCAACAGATTTCACGAGCAGTGTTTTGTCGATGAGTATTAAGCAGGGCCGCGAAAAGTATTTAGACAACTACAGCGGCGGCTCAATCGTTCTCACTATTAACAACAACACAAACCTGGCGAGCAGTTTCAGTTTCAATGACAAAATTTATGCCGCCAGTGAGACATCGGGCACTGGATATCGTGACGTGTTTACGGTGCAGGAGATCACGTTCAACGATGCCCCTGGCGCTACGGGACTGAGTACGGCAACGATTATGGCGGTTGATCCGTTGGCGCGTGTGGGGCGTTATCAGGCCACGGATGTGGCGTTGACTCAGGCCGCGACAACTGACCAGATGGAACAGTTCAATATTGTTGTTTTGCCTGCCGACTTGACCGTGACCGATGTTCTGTCAAGTTTGGGCGACTCAATAGCGTCAGCACAAACCTATACGGGAACGGTACTGAACCAGTTGAACATTTTGCAGGCGACAGAGCGTGGCATTATTAGAACGCAGGCGTACGGCAGTTTTACGGGCCAGTTCATTTTTCCTTATGCCCGCAACGATATTGACGACAATGTGGTCACCGCGTTCACTTTCGGTCGTAACACTTCGGCTTCGGTGATCGCATACCAGGACTTTGAACGCATCCAAAACGGCACCTCGTTCATCAACACCGCCACGATCACGCCTCAAGGTTTAGCGGCACAGACACGATCGAATACTGCGTCGGTGGATGACTACGGCGCAACCTTTTACAGTTCGTCAACGGTTGACTACACCACGACGCAGGCGGAAGGTAACGCCGACTGGATCGTCAACAGTTTTTCAGACATAACCAGTCTCAGGTTCAGGATTAGTTTCTCGGACCGTTCGCAAAACTCCACCGCGTACGCAACATTCCTGACAACGTTTCCCGATATCGCGTTCAGTCTTGACTATCGGATACCAGGCGCGGTTTCCGATACGACCGTTCAGGTCGTACTAGAAGGATGGTCAATCAACGCGACACCAGAACAGACAGACTACGAACTGTATTTCAGCCCGTTGACGTACTACCAGTTTTTCGTTTTGGATAGCGACACTCTCGGCATACTCGGCGGAGAGATCACCTACGACCAGCCCGCCCTTACCTATGATGAGGTCGGTTTGGTTTACAATGCGTCAAGCGTTAACACAGGCTCACGATTAGGATGGTAAAACATGGCTAGCACATTCCCCACATCACTGGATACGTTCACGAATCCGACAGCGGCAAGCCTGCTGACTTCACCGTCGCACGCGTTGCAACACTCCGACATCAACGACGCTGTCGAGGCATTACAGACAAAGGTCGCTATCGGTAACACGGTACTCGGCACCTATATTTCGGTGACACCAACGTTCCCGTCGGGCCTAACATTGGGCAACGGTACAGTCACCGGTCAATACAGTCGTGTCAACAATTTTGTGCATTATTGGGGCCGTGTTGTTTGGGGTACGACTACGTCGTTGAGTGCGGCAGGGTTGCAGGTTTCGTTGCCTGTCTCGTGTGATTCAACTTTTGCTGCTACTGCCGCAACGATTGCAGGTTTTGTTGGTATCCGTGACGTCAGCGCAGGTGTCACCCATACGGGCGTAATTCGACCCATTGAAGGTTTCCCTACGACTGCGTCGTTAGCGATCCAAAACATAGTGAACACCTACACCGCTACCGCAGGAATCACCTCAACAGCACCGATGACATGGGCAAGTACCGACATTTTCGTTTGGTCAATTTTTTACAAGGCGGCATGATGAACCTATTAACAGACAACGAAACCTCAGCACCTGACGAATGGTTGGTGGAACGTATGCGCCTACGGCGTGACGCGTTACTGGTTCAATCTGATTGGGCGATGATTCCCGATACACCAACCGACAAAACGGCGTGGGCAGAGTACCGTCAAGCGTTGCGGGACTTCCCTGCAACTTGGACACCATCCCCGACCGTCACATTTCCTGAGAGGCCATAAACTATGCCGAATCCCAACGTTGATTTCTCCGCTGGTTCTGTTCTCCTGGCAAGTCAGCAAAACCGTCTGCCTCGTGGCGTCATGCAGTTTGCGTCGTCATCGACTAACTACACTCTGACGGCAACCGACACCATCGCGACAGGTATGAGCGCCACATTCACGGCAGTTGTCGGCCGTTACTATCGGATCACCTACTATGAACCGCAAGTACAAACACCTGCGGCTGTGTCAGGCTATGTCAACCTGTCAATTAAACAAGACAGTGCCGCAGGCGCAACGGTGAACTACGGTCGCCTAACAACTTCAGCCGCCCTGATGATCACAGGTAACGTGAACACTGTCGCCGTCGTTAATTATGCGACAGCAGGCAGTAAAGTTGTCGTCGGTGCGGCGTCAGTGAACGTCACGACGGGCGCACCAACATTGCAACGGTCGGCACAACAGCCAGCGTTCATATTGGTTGAGGATATTGGGCCGATCTGATGTTGTATCCGGTGCTGCCGATCATCATGCCGTCAGATCTGGTAGGTGTTGCGAACGGTAAACTGCCTGCGAAACTGTTGCGGAACATTAAGGCACCGAACGGTCAGCTGCACGCCCTCGCCGCTACCGCATGGAATGCGATGCAGCTCGCCGCATACTTTGACGGTATCGAGTTGAAGCATGTTGGCGCATATAGGCCGTTATCTGAACAGATGGCCCTGTTCAACAATCGTTATGCGTTGTCGCCGACGGGTCGTAAACCGCAGGTGACCCGCACCTATTTGGGCAAGACTTGGTATTTGAAAAAGGGTATGGCGCCTGCGGGCACCCCTTCCACGTCGAACCACGGCCTCGGCCTCGCGGTGGATATCGCCGACTGTTCAGGTAAACGCCTTGCGTGGTTACTCGGCGACGGGTTCGCAACTTCTAACGCCCTGAAATTTGGTTTCACGTGGGAAGTTGCAGACCCCAAAAACCCAAACGCCGAGGCATGGCATCTGCGCTATGTGTGCGGCGACAGACTGCCGCAGTCCGTACTCGACGCCATTGCATATTTTCCCACACTTGATGTGCGGTGAACAGTGGCACCTAACGGTTCCATCATTGACACGAACCCTCATCGCATAGCATACGAAAACGCCATCTCATGGCAGAAATTACAACCAACCGAACTGGTAGCGCCAAAGGTCAACTATGAAAACGATTGCACTGCGAATTGTGGCCACATTCATCTACTCGGCGATGAGCATTGTGGGTGGCGCATCCGTGTTGGGTGGTATCCCCGTGTGGAAGGCCGCGGTGCTAGCGGGTATCGCTGCCGCTGCGCAGGTGCTCGAACGGTTGGCGCGTGCCTACGCCGACGATGGCAAAATTTCACGCAACGAAATTGATGATGCGTTCGGAACGGGGGAATGATGAACACGTGGATTCCTGTGGTTGTTGCAATTATCGGTGCTGGTGGTCCTATTGTGGCGTTGATCGCACGTTTGGATCGCAAGAATGATAAGCAGCACGGCGACAACGCTGAGATGTTGTCTCGTATCGAAAATAAAGTGGATAAGGTCGGCGAACGGATAGCGAGCCATTTGGAATGGCATCTAGAAAAAGACGACAACTAGAACACGAAAGACTGGTTTGAGATGCCCGCAGGCACTTACAACATCACCGCAGAACAAGGCGCAACATTCACGAGGGTTTTAACTTGGCGAGATGAGAACGATGCTCTCATCAATCTGACCGGATATACGGCACGGATGCAGGTGCGGGCAGACTATGCCAGCCCGACCGCCGCATTGTCGTTGACGACAGAGAACGGCAAAATCACCCTCGGTGGCGCGTTGGGAACCATCACCCTTTTGGTGTCAGCATCAGATATGGCGGCTGTGACTGGTGCCAGTTTTGTTTACGATCTGGAACTGGTCAACGGTAGTAATGTGACACGGTTGGTGCAGGGGAATTTCACGGTGAACGCTGAGGTCACTAGATGAGTGTGACCCTCAATGACACGCCGTTCACGGTTAGTGTGACTGAGACTAATAATGTGACGGTGACGCAAACGAGTCAGAGTGTTTCGATTCAGAACATGGGTACTGCTGGCCCTGTTGGTGATACAGGTGCCACGGGTCCGACGGGTGCAACTGGTCCTGCGGGTCCAACGGGTGCAGCGTCAACTGTTCCTGGCCCTACTGGTCCAACTGGCGCAACGGGCGCAACGGGTGCCATCGGTGCGACTGGTGCAACTGGTGCAGCGTCAACTGTTCCTGGCCCTACGGGTGCAACTGGTGCTCAGGGCGCTATCGGTCCGACTGGTGCTGTCGGTGCCACGGGTGCGACTGGCGCTCAGGGCGCTATCGGCGCAACTGGCGCAACGGGTTCTGCTGGTGCGATGTCTCAGATTGACGCACAAACCTTCTCAAGTTCAACTACTTACACAATCCCTGCTACTTCAAAACTGATTGTGGTTGAGTGTATTGGTGCTGGCGGTGGCGGTGCCTCGGGAGATCGTAGAACCACAGGCTTTCTCCCTGCTGCTGGTGGTGCTGGTGGTGCGTGGGAACGCATATCTGTACCCGTTTCAGAACTCGGCGGTGTCGGGGCATCTGTGACAGTGACTGTCGGTGCTGGTGGTGCTGGTGGTGCTTCAATCACTACGGACTCCACAAGTGGTTTGCGTGGTGATAGGGGTGGTTCGTCTCGTTTCGGATCATTCTATTTTGTTGGTGGCGCACCAGGTTTGAGAAATGCTGGTGGTTCTGGATATTCAGGTGGTTTGGTTCTATCCCAAAGTTTGGGTAGTGGTTCCGCATCAGCAGAAGGTTTTAAGGGTTGGCGTGGTGGCGGCGGTGGCGGTGGCGGTGGGGTTGCAGCGATCGCAGGTTTTGCTGGTGGCAGTTCTGAATCCGATGCACCTCTCAGTCTTACCGTCAACACGAACACCCCAACACAAGGCGGTGGCGGTGCTGGTGGTGCTACCGCAGGCGCGAACGGATCTGACGGTGGAACATCACAAGGCGGTGGTGGTGGCGCACGAGGAACAACTGTTACTGGTGGCAATGGTGGCAACGGTGGCAACATTGGTGGTGGTGGTGGCGGCGGTGGCAGTTCAGCAAACGGTTTCGACTCAGGTGCAGGCGGTAATGGCGGCAACGCACAAATCAAGATATGGGTGTTCGGATGAGATATCTAGAATTGAACGCTGACGGCGTTGTCGTAAACATTTCTGTTTGGGATGGTTCCACACCGTATTCGCCCGCTGGTGTTGCACAACTCCTACCGTGTGCAGATAACGCTGGCGTGTCGTTCGGTTGGCAACTCGTCAACGGTGTTTGGCATGCCCCCGTTGATGAACCCGAAGTCAATAGCATCTAGACAACTAGACCCAACAACAGAAGGCAGCAACCTGTGAACAAACCGATACGGCTACTCGATGAGATACGCGGCAACAAAAAAGGGCTAGGCGGCCCCACATGCACCGTGAAAGTGTTAAAGCAAACATTCACCCCCGATGATTACGCCGACCTCCTGGCGGCGTTCTCTGAACCGTTGGTGCCAACATCGGCGATCTGGCGTGCGTTGGATCAGCGTGGAATTAATGTGTCTCAGGGTGCGTTGCAACGCCACCGTAGAGGGGAGTGCCGTTGTGGGCGCGCTGAGTGACGACATCGCACGCGCCGCCGAACCGTCGGGCGCGAAACGTGCAGCATTAGGGCGCATCGCTGAACTGTTGGAACGCAACGGTATTGATGTTGATGAGGTTGGTTCGGTTCGTCGTGTCTCGTTGTATCAGCAGGTGACGAAAGATCCGGAGACTGGTGAGCCGACGGTTCACGATTTGACGGCGGTGCAGTTGTCGCCTCATTGGGCTGACGGTCCCCAATGGCCTGTGGTGCAACCTGGTCCATTAGTGAAACTGCCTCCCCGCAAAACGGCGCAGGCGCCCGCTAGCGGTTCTGTTTGTGTCGTACTCCCCGACATGCAGATCGGCTATTACAAAGGCGCAGACGGCGTTCTAGTGCCCACACATGACGAGTCAGCGTTGGCGGCTGCGCTCGCGGTGACAGCGGCGGCGAAACCTGACCTCGTGGTGCTCGTCGGCGACAACCTTGACCTCCCCGAAATGTCAAAATATAGGCTCACTGCGCCGTACCAGAACACGACACAGGCGACCATTGACCGTGCCGCCATACTCTGCGCCGAAGTGCGCCATGCCGCACCCGACGCACGCATCGTGTGGATCGCAGGAAACCATGAGGAACGCCTCCCCCGCTACCTCATCGACAACGCTGGTGCAGCGTTCGGGTTGCGTCGAGGCAACATCCCTGACGCCTGGCCCGTCATGTCAGTGCCGTTCCTGTGCCGCCTTGACGACTACAGCATCGAGTATCTCAGCGGATACCCGACGGGATGCGTGTGGATCACACCCAAACTGCGAGTCATCCACGGCGACCGTGTCGCCTCCGGTGGTAGCACCGCCCACAAGTATCTTGCCACCGAAAAAGTGAGTGTGATCTACGGGCATATTCACCGCATAGAGACCGCGTATCGGACCCGTGAGGATTTTGATGGTCCGTCAACGGTGATGGCGGCGTCGCCTGGTTGTTTGGCTCGCATTGATGGTGTGGTGCCGTCAACTCGTGGCGGTACCGATTTGGATGGGCGACCGTTGACGCGTCATGAGGATTGGCAGCAAGGTTTGGCGGTCATCCCGTACAACTCGGAGACGCATCGGTTCACATATGAGCAGGTGCCAATATTTGATGGTCAAGCGTTTTGGCGTGGGAAGGTGTACGGCGGTGAGTGACTACATGTTGGTAGAGGTGGTGTGGCATGACGCTCACGCAGTTTCTGACACCTGGTCAAGTGTTGACGACATTGATGATGAACCGTGTGTGGTGCGGTCGGTCGGTGTGTTACTTCCACACAGTAAACCAGGGCACCTAGTGTTGGCGCAGTCCATAATTGAACGCGACGACATGCTTGACCATATCGTTGCGATTCCGTTGGGGATGGTTCGTCGGGTGCACCGTCTGAGTGTTAACGGTTTGTTACCTGTTGAACCTGAAGTCGAGTGACATCCTGGTGCAGGGGATGTTGCCATAGTGTGCGCGTCTGCTGCCCGCGCACCGTCACGCCTCGCACCGTTTCCCTCCTCGGTGCGGGGCGTTTGACGTTTCAGGGGCTGACATAGTTCCTGCTTAGAGACATCTTTCGGATTTCTTTTCAATAGATGTTGACATCTCTACGGGATAGTGCTTATACTCAAGGTATGACAACAACACAGAACAACAGCATCCAGCCCAACGATCTGATCGTCACGATCCAGATTCCGAAAAAGTTCTACGGGGACCATCTAGAGCGTGACTGCGGAGAAGGTAGTCGCATCGTGCATAAAACAAAATCTCATTATGTCGTTGAATTGAATCTGTACGGATACAACGATCTCCTGTCCGATGCGGATTTCTACACCGACAACGGCGATTGCAGTCAGGATTTCGGCTTTAGAAGTGCAGCGAGAGCGTGTGCCAATGCAATCCGCAAAGCGTGCCCAAATGGTTTTGAAGGATCGGCGCAACCGTGAACAACCCCAACAACCCAACCCAACCCAACCCAACAGAAAAGGACCCAACCAAAATGAACACACAGAACACCAACAATGACATCGCCGAACTCGTCGCACTACTGCCCGCCAATTTGGTTGAGCGTTACACCGACGCCGAACAGCGCATCCAATGGATTCGCACCAACTATGGCGTCACACTTGCGATGGCATTCAAAGCAAACAAAATCATCTCAGCAATCTGAACCAACCCAACAGGAGGAAAGAAAATGAAACCGTATTGGAGAATCAAAACGATGGGCGGTCAACTCGGCATCAAATGCCCCACCATCAACGACGCACGCGCTATCGCCAAATCAATATCAGACGAAAACCCTGTGATCGAATATGTGCGCAACATCGGCGGTATCACTGTCATCACAACAGTAGAGATTGAAACGAAATGACAGAAACCCTTTTTCAATTTGATGAAGCACCAAAAGTTTCTAGTCCCAAATTATTTGACCTTGAAACAATTTCGGCTCACAGCGCGTGCAGTTTGAATTTCAAATGGCACTCACGAGTCCCATTGATTGATCCTTCTAATGTCACAAGAAACACCCACTACGTCTGCTATGTCGCAAGATATCAAACCATTGCATATGCCGTTGCCATTTGGTCATCCCCTATTGCCGGCAACCGTCTAAAAGATGGCAAAAAACTTCTAGAACTCAGACGCATGGCAATCAACGGAAGTGCGCCAAAAAATACTGCAACATGGATGATCTCAAAAATGACTAAGGATATAAAAAAACGGTTTCCCAATGTCATCAGATTGATTTCATATCAAGATACAGATGTTCACCAGGGCACAATTTACAAGGCAGCAAACTGGACCTCGGTTTGTAAGTCAGATCTGAATGATTGGAACAATCGAAAAAGATCAGTTGCACAAACCACCAGCCCAAAAATCAGATGGGAATACGAACTATGATGAAAACCGCCATCCGCTACGCAGTCAGGGCTGTCGCCCTATTCGTCGCCCTATACGCCACCCTGTCACTGCTCGACTACATCGGCACCACGTTCGGTGCGTTCTGGATTTGGGTTGCCATACTCAGCGCCGTTGGCGCACTGACCGCCTACGCCGAACACCACGAAAGGAACCACAAATGAGCAACGCGACAATTCTCGTGGGCGATGTCCGGAAACGGCTCGCAGAGATACCCGACCGAACGGTTCAATGTTGCGTGACTTCCCCACCGTATTGGGGACTCAGGGATTATGGTCACGATGGCCAGATCGGTTTGGAACAGACCCCTGACGAGTATGTCTCTGAGATGGTTGAGGTGTTCCGTGAAGTATGGCGGGTGTTGCGTGATGATGGTGTGCTATGGCTCAACCTCGGCGACACTTCTCTGCCAGGTAAACAAATGGCAGGTATACCGTGGCGTGTGGCATTTGCTCTACAGGCAGACGGGTGGATATTGCGACAGGATATCATTTGGTCTAAACCGAACCCGATGCCCGAATCAGTCAAAGACAGATGCACAAAATCTCACGAGTATCTGTTCCTACTCGCAAAATCCAATCGCTACTACTTTGACGACTTAGCAATAGCAGAACCAGCAACGACAAAACCTGGTGCGACATGGGCCGAACGAAAAGCCGCTGGTGCAACAGCAGGCAACGTCATCGTCGGACACGAGACACGCAACGGTACACAACGAGTCGTGCACGGCAAAGGCGTCACAAGCAACCTCACACGGCAAGATGGTCTGCGCAACAAGCGCAGCGTGTGGACAATCAACACCAAACCATTCAGAGGCGCACACTTCGCTGTCATGCCCGAAGCACTCGTAGAACCCTGTGTGTCGGCATCCAGCAGACCAGATGACCTAGTGCTAGATCCGTTTACAGGTTCGGGCACAGTCGGAGTCGTGGCACTAAAACACGGCAGGAACTTCATCGGTACAGAACTAAACGCGGAATATGCAGAAATAGCACGCAACAGGATTGAATCGAGCCAGCCAATGTTTAATGAAGTAATCGTGAAAATAGGTGAAACACAATGAGCAGCGCCGAATATCAACGGGCGTGGCGTGCACGTCACGGTGCAAACACAGGCAAACCAGGCAGACCCGTCACCCGACCATGTGGCACCCTCGCCGCGTACGCACGCCACCGGAGACACCACGAACCACCCTGCGCCCCGTGTGCGTCGGTATGGGCGCAGTATGTGCGTGAGTACAGGGCAGGGCGAGGGTGACTTGACATGAGCATCACGAACTGTTCAGATGGTCTCAACCCGAAAACGGGCAAACCTCGCCCCGTGCGCTGCGTCGCCTGCGGTATCACATTTCTCACCGTGCAGAACTACCTGCACCCCACGCACCAATGCGCGATCATGCGCCACCCATCTAGTCGAACAAAGGAAACCATCATGAACAACAACAATCACACCAGCCACGACAAGGCAGGCGCGTGAGGATCGCAGCGGTACTATGTGCCGCCGTACTCACCGCCTGCGC